TATTATAGGACCTGAGGGAATCGAACCCTCACGACCGCTACGGTCTTCAGATTTTAAGTCTGATGTGTCTACCTATTCCACCAAGGTCCCAAACCAATTAAAGTTCAATACGATTCTATGATCATCAGTAGAAGTAGTGCCACTGTGCATAGTTTCTCTAGGAAAGATCACCATACGATTAGCGACACTCTCTACCTTCTTACCATTATAGAAGTATGAATAACCATTGTTGCTATTCACATAGTATATCCCAGTCCAGTCACCATAGTTACTATCAATGTGCAAAGAATTTTCTTGAAACACATGTCTCTTTGGAGAAAAGTTTGCTTTAATTCTAACCCACGCAACTGGATCAAGATATCTCGAAAAGATATCTACAATTTCACGATTCCAGGTCCATCCTGCTTTCCAAACAGGAAAAACAAACTGATAGTCTAATGGTTTATCTTCCTCATCATGCACAACTGTTTGATTGTACATCCAATGAGCATTGTTAAAAACATCTATCAGTTTATCGTAATCTTCTTGCCTAAGAAAATTATCAAGGACCTTCATCATGCTCGGTATACAATCTCACAAGTTCATCATCAGCAGGAATCATGACTGCTGTATTTCTTCCATTGGTGACACCAATGTGCTCTCCATTCTCTACTCTAGAGATCATCTCGTCCCAATTCTCTTGGAACTCTTCCACACTATAAATTTTTGGTGTTTCCATTGGTCACTGATTCCCAGTCTTTATTGAATATATCTATACCCTTTTCAGTGAGCACATGTTTGTACATATCTTCAAAGACTTTGGGAGGCATGGTACAGATTTCAGCACCATTATACCAGGAACGAATTGCCCGCTGCACATTACGAATAGAGGCAGCAAGAACCTGAGTCTTTACTCCATGGATACGATAGAGTTCAGAGATAGAACGAACTACCTCAAGACCAGCAATAGATTGGTCATCAAGACGACCAACAAACGGTGACACATAAGTAGCACCTGCCTTAGCAGCAAGAACTGCTTGAGCAGCACAGAAGACAAGAGTTACATTAGTACGAACTCCAAGATTCTTTGAGAGATGATCACAAACAATCAAACCTTCTTCAGTGCAAGGGAGTTTGATAGTTGCAGCATCGCCAAACTTATTAGCAAGACGAATTCCTTCGGCAACCATGGACTGTTCATCACCTACGACTTCCATGCTGATATCTTTGATACCCATGGAAACGAGTTCTTCATACACTTTTTCAGGATCCCTACCACTCTTCATAATCAAAGAGGGATTAGTCGTCACACCATCGATAAGACCAGTCAGATAATGTTTCTGGATTACTTTAGTATCTGCTGTGTCGAGGAAGATCTTCATCATTTAGTCAATGCAACTTCTGCGTAAATAATTTTGTCATCAGTGAGTGTTTCTTTGACAAACTCTAACATGCCAAGAAATTCTTTATAATTGTCACACTCTGCGACTTTTTCATTGCCAAAATTAGACACGCAAAGAATTGTGCGTGTACAAACATCAACAACGACGCCTTCAATGTACTCGTCCATGTAAGAGACCTGTCAACCCTTACATTGTAGCAGGTTATTCCTGGTATGTAAAGTTGGTGGGGTCACCTGGGTAATCGTCCACTGACTCACCTTCATATTCTACCAGCATATCCCCAAGACGAGCAACTGTAACTGTGTAGAATGTCTTGATTTCTCCATCAGAGGCGATAGTAATCTCATCCTCATTTATATTCTCAACATACAATGTGGGATCTGGTTTACCAAAAGGAGTAAGATCTACAGTAATTGAATCATAATCAACCAGTCCTTTCCAATAGTCTGGTAGTTTGATCTTATTGTCAGTTTCTAACTTTCCTCTGATATAGATTGCTGCTTCAGGACCCTCAACACAAACATGTCTGAGTCTCCATCCTTCTTTATTGGGATGACGAATGTCGAAACTCTTCCACGGTTGTGTATTAATTGTCCCCGAGAAAGTTGTAGCTTTTACTGAAGTGGCGTTTATGGTTGCAGCAGTCAAATTTGAGGTAAACTTAGCATCAAATCCCTGCAAACTACCAACAATTCTTACACCAGTGAAGAAAGTTGCTTGTCCCAGAACATCTAGGGTGCTTTGAGTTCTAATAGATCCCTGTGCTTCAATCTTTCCTTCTGCAAGAGGATTAAGAGGGTCTCTAGTTAATACTACATTACCAATGATAAAGTCATTACCTTGCTGATAGACATTACCATTGATTGTGGCACCATCTTGAAAGTCTGTGCTCTCAGAGAAAGAAGTTGGTTGACCAAATCCGTTACCAATTCTACCGTCTCTAAGTACGATTGTTGTTGCGTTTAAAGTCATTAACCGATTCCTCCAAGACCAGCAGCAGAAATAGCAGAGTTAGCGACAGCTCCAGCACCAGGATTGACAGCACTTAGAGCACCAGCAGCAATACCAAGAATAGATGGTGAACTGAATGGACCTAGTGCTGCTTCAACCATGTCACCAGGAACATGAGAACCTGCAAACATTTTCATACCAAAAGTATTTGGAACGCCATTTCCCCTCTTACCTTCAATACCTATAGTATTTGCTTTGAGTTGAATTCTCGCACCACCAGTAATATTAACATTGCGTCCAGCACTTATATCAATATCTTGCTCTGCATTGAGCATGATGTTTTTAGCTTGGACTCTGACTCTGCCACGGTCAGCGTTGATAACGATGTCTCCATTGGCAACACTGATTCTAATGTCAGCAACGCCAGGATCATTGTTATCACCTGCACGAACTTCTAGTGTTTTGTCTGCTGCAATTCTAGACAATCCACCTTGAGTATGGGCAATAAGAAAAACATCACCATCATCACTCTCTGCATAGACTTTACAAACTTCAGGACCAGAGAGACCCTCTACTGGGTTACCACTATCAATTCTAAAGTGAGCACCTCTAGAGTCAATGACTCTTCTTTTATAATTTTTTGGTTTACTTGCCATTACACACAGTCGATAGCGGAGATAATTCCAACTTGACGATCGATCGGGGGAAGACCGAAGATTGGTTTGAGAACTGCACCAGAACCAGTTTCACTTACGACCTTGATTATTGGTAGAGTTTCATCAAACCTCAAGATATTTAGAACCTTAACTTCAGTGATTGCTCCATTTTCATCAACTCTGAGATCAAAGATAGGACTCGTACCAATTCCAGCACCAATAACATTGACTCCCTCTGGAGTAGGAGTAAAGACATTCCCAGATGGGGAGACTCCAGGAATGACAACTCTATCAGTCTGCTTATACCCAGTTCCAGATCTGACGACAGCGATGTCAGTAATTCCTAAGTTAGCAGCATTAGGGTTCTCTACTTCAGGATAGTTTTCTCCTGTTGTATTCATCACGATCGCAACTACTTGGTCACCATTCTCTCCACCGAGAATTGCTTTTGCACTAGCACCATAACCAAAGTCACACTTGTCTCTAAAGCTAACCAAAGGAGGAGTTTGGTATCCAGATCCAAAACTCTCCATCTCAACACCAATAATACTACCAGTTCTTTGAACACCTGCTGCAATAGAACCAACTGTAATTCCACTTGATGTCTGAAGAGTAGTAGGATCTCCTACAGATTGTCCAGTGTCAGGATCAACATTCACATCAAATGTTGCAGTGCCAGAGTCAGCAGAGTCAAGGAAATATCCCATGAGAACTTTACCAATTGCACCAGATCCACCACCACCGTAGATCTCTACAACAGGTCCAGTACAGTTAGTCGGGGGACCAGCATAACATCCACCAGGAATGACCGCAGAAGACCCGCTGAGGAGACTACCATCACCAAAGATGTCCCACTTACCATATTGTCTTTCAAAGTCATTAGCGAGGTTTGCAGCACCCCTAGAGAAGTTCATAGCATTCATGACATACTCAAACGGATCTTCACCCTTCTCTTTACTATTTCCACCAACGGTGTATTCTTTATCGGTTGGGCACTTACCGCTGTTGGATTGATTACAATCAAGGAAGGAAGCAATCGAGTTGAGATTGTCTGCTGCACTCAAGAGGAAACCTACGACATCGAGAGCACCACCAAGAATCTTCGAGATTCCTTCAAGAGGTCCAGAGATAGCGTCAGCAATCTTATCAATGATGCTATTGAAAAATGCACCTGCGGTTTGTGCTGCTAAACAACCAGTAAAGTTTTTTGCAGTGTTAATGATATCTCTCAGAAGACCTTCGATGACTCCGAAGAGACCTTCAACCACAGCATTAGCAACACAACCAATTGCCTCTTGCAATGTGAATGTAGGTGCCAGCATCGATGCTTCTGCTGCTACACCTGCTTTATGTGCAGCAACTGGTGATTGAGTTGCTGCAAAAACAGCACCATATGCTGCTGTATATAATGCCTTTAGTCCTTTTTTTCCTAAATCTTCAATCTTATCAAATAGTTTTTCAATTAAAGTCCCTACAAATTGATTAGCAATTGTCTTAATGATCTCTGCAGATGCTCTAATCTCATTCTCTAAGTTTTGACCAGCGAGAGCAAATTTCTGCACTTTGAGCAGAAGTTTCTCAATTTCGTTTGCTACTCTGCTAATTGGGTTTTTGTTACAAGTATCGGCAGTAAGAACAGGAGTTCCTGTTCCTGCTTGATCTGGTTTTTGTCCTGCTGTACCAGGAGTAGGTTGACAAGTTTCATTCTGCTCACAACTCTCGCTTACATTCCCTTTAACTGGTTCTGGAGTAACATCAGAGTATCCAGTTCCAGGAGCAAATGCTGTTGGTGTCCCATTTCTGTTTACTAACTGTGTTCTGGGAAAAACATGAGTTACCAAGGGAATGGTGTGCGCTTTGTCAAGCCAAACACCATACACCATGTCACCCTGCTGGATAACACTAGAAGTTGCATAGTTTGCTGCACCAGATCCAGCAGTTACTGGTAACGCTAAATTCGCCCACGGCAATTCTTCATCAGGAAGAGAGGCAATATCGAAGGGATGCTCTCCACAGACTCTCACCCTACATCTATTCCCAACACCTTTTCCTTCTGATACTTGTTCAGCCTGAGACGCATTGCTGGGGACTTGACCGATAAAAGCGTCAAATCCACCAGAACCAGCATAGTGATTGTTACCAAGTAACGATTCGAGTCCTGCCATTAGTCGTCGTAAACTCTACACTCTAAAGCATCAGGATGAGTATCACAATACAATTCTAAGGATGTGGGATCATGAGTATCATCGGGATGACGCTCTTTGTACTCTTCCAAGTCATGCAATTCTTCTTCAACATGTCTCCGTTGCTGAGGAGATGTTGTAGGATCTTCAAGGATTTTTCTATCCTTGTTAATATGTGCGTCGATGTTTTCCATTTACTTTTGTCCTGTGATACCAAGGGAATCTCTCACAACTCTCAACCCTGTGTATGATTTAGTTGGTCCGAATATGTGAGTAATTTCCTTTATAATATATAGACCACTCTGCTCAGTGTCAATATCAGGTGTCTCTGAGGTATTGTCTGGAAGTTCAATATAGATAGGTTCACCTGCAAGCAAACCAGTATTACAAGGAATCAAAAGAGTATAGTCTTGAGAGAAAAATCTACTGTACTCTGATGCTGCCTGTGCTTCAAAATTCAGTGGATCCCAGTTCAAAGCAGTAGAAACACCAGCAGCTGCAGAACCTGCATCTAGAATACCAAAGAAAACTCTAGAGGCGAACATCGTATTAGGAATATTCTCTGCATCAGCAACTAATGGTGCCTTTTCTGCCTTTCCAAGTCTAGTTTCTTTTTTATTTCTATAAACAGATATATTTGGTTGAGTAACCTCATAAGTGAGTGGATTGAAATAAATTCTATATGCCGAATCTTCACCCTTAGCCAAAGATTCTGTAAGATTGCCAGTAGAGTTTGCTTTAATGTCTAGGATCTTAAACGCATTAATCAATGGATCCACAACACCCGAATCCATGAGTTGACTGTAGACATACTTTTTCTTCTGTATAGTCTTTTTGTTATCTACAGCACTCTTGATTAATCCATAGATTGACCTAAAGTTAAATCCTTCTCTCGTTTGCCAGAAGAAGAATCCAGCAGATTTATTCTTAGAACCAACGGGAACACCTTTCTTACAGAGTTCAGTAATAATTCTGAACGGTTTTCTCATGTTTCCATAAACTGTGCATGTAGATTCGCATTCCTCAAATTCATTAATTGCAAGTGGTTCTGTAAGTTTGATCATTTGATTGACAACCTTGTCAATCGACATACCTGTATATTTCCTGGCAACTCTAACCTGATCGTTTACGATCTGTTCTCTAGACACAAGAGAAAGTCTAAAAGATTCAAACTGTTTATCGGAGACAATATTCTTTACATCATCAACATATAAAACATACTCTAGTGTTGCTTCTTTATCTAGAGCATTATCTAACGGAGTTTTGATTCTAAAATGAACTCTCTCGCCCTTTCTAATAGGAAGTCCATTATAAAATCCTTTTCCGTCTTTAATATTACCAGTATTTGCAATATCTGCAATAGCGGTTACACACGGAGAGTGGAGATCTTCAAAGTACTGAAAATTGGTAACATAACCAATCAAAGACAGTTTAGTACCACCATCTTTAGAATAGATGTCAAAGAGTTCGTAGTGTGATGCTCCCGATACTTCTGCCATTATTTCCTATTGTAAGCAAGTATGGACATGATGGTCTGTCTAACATTCATAAATGTTGTATCATCCCAATCTGGCACACTTTCCAAAGCAGCAAGTGCAATAGCGCCAGTGCCTGTTTCAGTCAAGGTTCCACTAGGGGTCTCACTATTTAGAACCATAGCTATATCGAATGGGATCACTTCTGGTGCTTGTGCCAATTCATAGCTATTTAATTTTCCACCATTAGGAGACTCAAAGATACTGGCATATTTGTCCATGCTTTTCATGCCAATATTAGGATACCTCTCCTCAACTTTTTGATTAAGGTCTCTAAGGAACTTGATGGGATCCATAGTACCTGCAAAACTTCCACTTGGACCAGCTTTTCCTTTTCTGATCTCATAGTGAATAACACCTGTTCTGATTGAACCATCAGGGTTTAAATCCTCACCACGGACAACTGGTTGTCCTGCTCGAACCACATCACCTTCTTTAACTAAAATTTCTCTTGCTTCAGCAATTCTCTCAGTTACACCCATTTCAGCATTATAGACTTCTACCACATTGCCATAATGCCCACCAGCATTCGCTGCAAATGTTACAACTCCACCAATTCTTGAATAAAACTCTTCATTTCCACTGATTTCAAAGTCTGTTCCAGCATGGCGTCGTATACTTCCATCACGATTTGTACGCTTAGCACCATAACCTTGTCCAGGATAAGTCTTTGTTAAAAGTGGGGGCAACGACGCATAATCTACTGTAGGTTCTACCTTAGCTGGTGGTCCCTTTACTACTGGTGATTGTTTGGTTTCTCGTGCTTTCCAATCTTCAAGTGGTTTATCAGGATTATTTCGTTTAAAGTCTTGAACCGCATCGTATACATCTTCATATGGTCTTTCCGAAAGAAGAACTTTTCCCTGTTTCTGTAATAAAAGAATTTTTTTGTATTCTTCTTCTGTTATCATCCCAACTTCTCTGTTAGTGGGATCAAAGAAATATCTTTTTCCATTAGCATCAGGAGATTCGGAAATTATGATCGCTATTGGATTTTCCTTTGTCGGTAGAGTCTTACCTGGCGGGACCTGGGTTTGCTGTTCGTTTTGTCTAGTCTCAGCAGGTGGAGTTGTTGTTTCTGGTGGAGTATAAGGTGTGTAAGGAATCATAGGAGTTGTCGGTTTGGGATCCAGACCTAACTGCTCTCTAGCTTGACGGAACTCTTCTTGACTGATGTTTCCAAGATTACTGAGTTCTTTACCAATATCCGTGAAACTATCGGATAAATCAGTATTGAGCTTAGTTGCAGAATTAGTAAAATCGTCAAACTCTTTTCTGAGTTTTCCTTCACTATCTAGAAAATCAAAGTTTTTGATGTTCTCAGCAAACTGCCTGAATACATCTTTAATCTCTTTAAATGTTGTTTGAATATTACTCCAAGTTTGTTGCACAGCATCCCATAACTTCTTAACGATCCTTGTTACTTTATTGACAATCGCAACAATCTCTGGAAGTTTTTGGACAATGTAGTCGAGAAGAATCCAACCAGCGGCACTTAAAAGACCTTGAAAGATGCTCTTCGCACCTCTCATAATATTATTGATACCACCTTTGATAAAATTATCTGACTGTTTTGCCTCTACTATCTTTTCTGCATCTTTCTTTCTTACAGCATCAAATTGCTGAACATTTAACCTTCTCTTCTCTGCCTCTCTAATCTTGTCCTTTCGGATATCTTGACCTAATGATTTGCGGATACCCTGAGTTGTCTGCCTTAAGGAAAGCAGTCCAACTTCAACAATAGTAATTGCTTCTTTAGATGGAATTAGTTTCATACTGATTCAAAAGTAGCAGCAGAGAACACAAGGTTATCCAAGTTATATGGATTTTGTGTCATAAAGTTAGTTGGATAACCTGTACCAACCGCAGCAGTTGTTACAGGTTCAAGTGCCGTTCTTCCTTCAGAACTGTATGGCATGAAAACAAACGGACGCATCTCATTTGCTTTTTTACTGATGTTTTCTGCCAAATTAATATTTACTGGTTTTGTAAGTGTTCTTGTCTCTTCCAGTGCCATTGCAAGTCCAGAACTTTGCTGTTGAGCAGCAGATACTCTTTGAGCTCTTGGTTTAACTGTCTCAAGTCCCTTTTGAATTTGATCCAGGTTCTTCAACCTACTAGGATCTGGATCCCCTGCCTGTATTTGCATGGGTGGCAATCCTGGTATATTGATTGGAAAGTCAATTCCTGTTGACTTAAACATTTCAGCATTACCAGCCTGACCAAATTTTGCCTCAACAAAGTCTCTACCTTCTAAACTCAGGTTGTTTATCAAACCTTGAGTGAACTTCATAGAGTCCTTGATTTGTGCAAATACTTTATCAGAACGACGCTGAAGCGATTCGTATCTTGATCTTTCTTGAGGACTCAGTTGAACAACTTCTCTTCCTCCAAGAAGAGTTCTCATTTCATTAGTTAGTGCATCATAATTTTTCTTATATGTGGATAAAGATCCAATAGCGGCAGAAATATCATTAACAATTTTTTTATCTGCTGTACTAACTTTTGTTGGATCATATCTATCAAATCTACCCTCTCGAATTTGTTGCTTGTTCTGTCTGATCTCAGCGAGTATGGATCCTTCTTTACTAAGAATATTACGAGGATCAAAACTATTTTTTAAATGAGGATATTGTTTTAATAATCTTTCTTCTCTTCGATCAAGTTCTTCTAGGGTTTTTTCTCTCCCCATAGATCCGATCATATCAATAACACTTTGAGTGTATGACTCAAAACTTCCACGACCTTGACCACTCAGTCCCATATCCTTGATAATTTCAAGGAGTTTGATACCGCCATAAACAGCAGCAGCACCCAACCATACCCATGGATTTGCCATTAATCCAATAAGTTTTGGAAGATTGAATAGCAAACTAGTCACAATACCACTAACAGCACCACTGACTAAACCAATACCACCATTCAAAGCAAGTCCAACACCTGCTGCGACTGCCAATCCTTTAATAAGATCATTCTTGATCTGCTCTAATGCCTCAGTATCTCCATTCTGCCATGCTTCTAGTGCATCTATACCTTTCAGTCCCAACCAACCCATGAACAACGATTCAAGGGCTTTCATGAACCCATCAAAAGGTCCACGGATCTTATTACCTAATGCTTTGACAGGTTTAATCAGAGCCTGTTTGATTGAACTTTCAACGAAGTTTTCTTCTGCACCTTTCGCAGTTCTATCAACCTCTTTTCTTTTCTTTTGAATTTCTTGATTATCTTCTACTGCATCTTGCTGACCTCTCCTAACTAAAAGATCAGCAATAGCATTCAGATTTCTTCTGATGGCAAGGATATTTCTATTAAGAGCATTATACTGCTTTTCGGACACATATCCACTATAATCCCCCTCCCGCTCTACATTTCCTTCGGGAGTATCTGGTCTACCTGGCGGGAGTAACTTTTTGGGATCAATAGCCATCAGATACCGTTAGCTTGCTGTGCTTTTAGATTCTGTTCTTCAATATATGATTCTAACAAAGCAAGGTAAATATCCCGTTCAAAGGGATACATGTTCTCAATATCACTCAAAGTGTATTTATGATGCTGCATCAAGGCAAAGTTAATCTTATAGTAAGAAACAATGTCTGAATGCAACATCGCTAGCTGAAAAAACTAGATAATCCCTCAAGTACGAGCTCATTCTCAATACCTGTGTTGGGATTCTCAACAGTGACCGTATGAGAAAGTTTAGGCATTGTAGAGAAGAACTTCTCAATCTCTTTGAACTGAGAAGAATTCATTGACTCAATAAACTGAATCCATTCTTTCTTTGTATGATCCTTTGCGTTCCAAGTCTCATCATCAGAATAGATCATTTCAACACAACTGGCGATAACCTCAAATGAGGTGTCAAGACTAGTAGTGTCTCCGAAGTTTTGGGAGATGAACTGAGTGAGAGAAGGATATGCCATTCTCAAAGTCAAAGTGTCATCTACTTTGATGTCACGATTATGATCTGGGTCTTCGACTACTTTAATTTCATCAATGAATACAGTTACGGGAACTTTAGTTTCCCCGTCATCCTGACAAGTAACGATAACATCAATAGACTCTCCTACAGACTTACCACGGACATTAAGGAACAGATACTCAATGTCAAAGGTTGAGAGTTTGTCAATATTGACACCTCTAGAGAGGATACATGCAGAGAGAACTTCTTTGATTGCACGAGCAATCTGATCAAGTTCTTCACTTTCCATCGCCATTACAAGAACTTTCTCTTCTTTGACAAGAAAGGGGCGATACTTAATTTTTTTCCCAGTAGAAGGGATAACCAACTCAAATGTCGGAGTCGCAATCTTAGGTAAAGGCATAATATCCTATAGGATTTTCAGTGTGATTATTTAGTTGATAACCGAACGACCCTGAGAGTCATAAAATCTACGATTAACCTCAGCTTCGGTTCTCGTTCCTTCGTTTCTATCATAGTATACAACGCCACTATTTCCACGAACGGGAACAAGACGACGATTATTATCTGGTGGAGTAGTTTGTTCCTCTGGTGGAGTAACAGGTTTGTTTGTGTATTCGGTTCCAGTGGGCTGTTCCGAAGAAGAAGTTGCCTTGAGACTCTTCACTTCTCCAAGAACATATCTATCATAGTTAAATGCAACATTGATTTCAAGAACTCTGTTTCCTTCGTATGAAATTGCAGTTGGCGTGATGTTGATTGGGAATGCATTAATGAAACTGTAGGTTACAGATCTAAAATGATCCCTATCAAATTTTTTCAGTCTCATCACAGGGATTTTATAGTTGTCGGGATATTGCATCCTAGTATAAAATGCCTTCTTGTCGTCACTGACTTCACCAGCACCAGCAATATACTTTTGCCAAATTTCAAAAAACTTGAGAACTTTATATTCGTTATCTACAATGAAGTTGAAAGAACTTTCCGTAAAGATACGAGTGTGAGCATACTTTTGTTGAATACCCATGTAGTTGCCACTGACTTGAGCAGTAGCAAATGCTGCACCAGGAATATCGGCACCCTTACACAGTAAACCTAATTCTCTTTGAATAAAGTAATTAGATACGAACGGATCTTGCTTTTGAATATACTCTTTGAGTACTGGTGGGATGGCAGAGATCTCCAACTCAAAATGATTGGTTGTTGCTACCTTAGTAAACAACCCCAAGATTTCGTTAGTTGTTCTCTTTCTTGGATAACTCACACTAAATACCTTAGGTTGACTTATAGTGATGGCGTATTCTGGTAAATTTCGCCCAAGTAATATTCAAAAATATCGAGGAGACCATCTCAACATTATTTATCGCAGTTTGTGGGAACGAAAGTTCATGGTCTACTGTGACCGTAATGAGAATATTTTGGAGTGGGGAAGTGAAGAAATTGTGATACCATATCGTTCTCCTCTAGATGGGAGAATCCATAGATATTTTCCAGACTTCTATATTAAGGTACGCGAAAGCACTGGAAAGATTCAAAAGTATATTATTGAGATCAAACCCAAAAAACAATGCATCGAACCACAAAAGCAAAAGAAGCATACTAAAACCTATATTAGAGAAGTGACAGAGTATGCTAAAAATCAAGCAAAGTGGAAAGCAGCATCGGAGTATTGTAAAGATCGTTTACTACAGTTCAAGGTCTTAACAGAAGATCAATTAGGCGTATGAGTAGACTACAACCTGTTGTTGACGGATTCACTGGACTCGAAAGTTCAGATGACATCATGCAACAAGTTCTAGAAGTATTAACTGAGGAAGTTTTAGTTCCAGAACCAGGGAATTTCTACACATTCGTTTATAGAGCAAAAACACCAAACATTGAATATGATGAGTTCCCTCTAATCGCCTGTATGGAATTGAAAAGATGGGGATTCATTGGATTTAGTTTTCACTGGGCAAAGACCAGAAACTACACCTGGGAAGAAGTTGTTGGCAAACTATATGTAGTAAAAGCCAATGAACTTGAAGATGCTAGATCATTAGGATATGCCAAATTTAGAATGTCCACCTAAATAGGAAATAAAAAGGTATGGCTGCTACAGTCTTACGATATCCACTGAATATTATCGATGCATCGACGGACTACATGTTCATCGAGGCATTGCAGTACAAAGAAGGAGGACTTCCTTCTTTTTCTGATAACGCTGGTGCAAATTCAGCAACAATTAATGCTGCTCAGGTACAATCAACAATTATTCTACCGATGCCAGACAGCATTGCTGCTGTCAATAGAACTGGATGGGGAGAAAGTAGAATAAGTGCTCTTGCTGGTGCAGGACTTAAAGCTGCTGGTCTTGCAGTAGATAAAGTTTCAGGTAAAGAAGCAGATTTTGGCGCATTTGCTAAGGGTGAAGTTTTTGGAATGGGATCAGGAGGTGGATACGATTTACTTAGAAATTATATTAGGTCAAGATCTCAGATCGGAATCATTAACGGTTTAGCAGGAACAAACATTTCTCTGAACGATGTTTTGGGAAGAGAGTCTGGACAAATCGTTAACCAGAACCTTGAGCTACTCTTTAATGGAGTATCTCTAAGACCTTTCGGTTTTAACTGGGACTTGGTTCCTAGGAGTGCAGATGAAGCAGAAAAAGTCAGAGAAATAATTTCGACTTTGAAAAGAAGTATGTCTGCAAGAAGAACAACAGCCTTTCTTACAACACCATATGTATTCAGACTAACATATAGGAAAGGTGGTGGTGCAAACAGATTTTTAAATAAATTCAAACTCTGTGCCATGACAGACATTGGCGTTGATTACACTGGATCGGGAGCATATGCAACATATGAAAGTGGAAGTCCCGTCCACTATCGGTTGAACTTATCATTCACCGAACTTGAGCCTATCTATGCTGACGACTTCAATCAATCTGACCAGGATTACTAATGGCTAACAATTCTTACTTCAGATTACTACCAGACTTCCAATATCTCAATCCAGTACAAACTGGTGGGGTTAGAAAGCAGTATGTGGATGTGAAGAATCTTTTTCTTCGGATGAAGGTTAAAGACTCTGCTCTGTTGTTTGCAACAAACTTCATAAACTATCAGATTCTAGAAGGCGAGAGACCTGACAATGTAGCAGAGAACTTATATGGCAGTTCGCATTACGATTGGGTCGTTCTTCTGACAGCAAACATCATCAATATCAGAGATGAATGGCCTACCACATCTAGACTTCTCTATGACTATGCTGCTGATAAGTATGGAGAGGATCTAAATGCTACTAGAAGATATGAGACCAAGGAAGTCCGAGATGATAAAGGTAGACTTCTTTTGCCTGCAGGTCAAGTAGTTGATCAAAACTTCACGATCCCAGATCCAGACAACATCGGACAAACAATCAGACCAGTCGTAGGTGTGTCTAACTGGTTGATTGAAACTAGAAAAAACAATGAAAAAAGAACCATCCGAGTACTCAGAAAAGAGTTCCTAGGACGGTTCCTTGAAGAAGTTAGAGAGGTTTTACAGTATCAAGAATCTTCTCAATACAGCTCCAACACTGGAAAGGTTGCTTATAACGATTTGTCTTAGAGAAGACTGAGAAGACCATTAACGCTTTTCTTAGCGTTAATAGTAGAATACGGAACTGCGGGATTATCAAGAAGTTCTGGAGTCTGCCCCCTCATATTGGCGACTCTCGTGATCTCCTCGTTCTGTTTCTCCGTTGCCAGATAACGATCCTCCAGAAGTTTGGTCGTTATTTCTTTGGCACTTGCAAGATCCACATCCACAGTCGAACTTGAGTGGTTGTAT